CATTCTCTCTTGCACAAAGCAAGACATCTGTTTTGGCTCTTGCTATTGATTACAGATTAAAAGAGATTTGTAGCGTTCTAAACAATGACCTAATGACCGCGATCTATGCCTTGAATGGGTGGGATACCCAAGACATGGCTAAATTTGTTTACGAAGACATTGAAGAGTTGGATGTGGAGACTTTCTCCAAGGCCGTGCAAAGAGTGTTTTCTACAAGTGCAGTTGAAGTAGACCGGCCTGTTATGAATCGCATCAGAGAGATGCTTGGTGTTCCGGGGCTTCCTGACGATGAGCCAGTGGATGAGGAAAAACTTCCTGCGGCTTTAGCAGGAGTTAAAACTTCTGCTGGAGAAGGGATGGAAGTCGGCACTACAGGTGACGGAACTTCTAAGAATGGACAAGGCGGTAAAGATCGTTCTAGTTCAAATGCAGACAACAAAGGATAAGAGATGAAGCATCAATTGCTACGCCTAACGGCTAGCATTTATAACACGCCACATCTCATCACACCTGAAGCCCTGAATCCGATTCTTGAGTATCTTGAAGCCAGAAATACTCCTGGTTTTGAACGATTGGACGATAAGTTATTCTCCCCTAAATACGAGGAAGAAGACGGCCCAAAGTATCGAGATGGTTTAGGTGTTCTGTATGTAGACGGGAGTCTTACGTACAAACCAGTGATGACAATGTGTGGAGAAGTTGGAACCAGTTACCAAGGTCTCCTCAGTCAAGTAGAAGAGATGGCTGAAGCAGGAGTCAAGACAATTGCAATGATTGTTGATTCTCCAGGAGGTCAAGCACACCAATGCTTTGAACACGCACAAGAAGTACGTGACATTTGTGATGACAACGGGATCAAGTTAATTGGTTACGCAGACACAGTTGCAGCAAGCGGCGGGTATGCATGGCTTTCAATCTGCGATGAAGTGATTGCAAATGCAAATGCAACAGTGGGTTCCATCGGCGTTGTAGTGGCTTTGATGGACACATCAAAGGCTTACGAACAAGCGGGCATCAAGAAGATTTACATCACAGCAGGGGCCAATAAGGTTCCTTTTGACGAGGACGGCTCATTCAAGAAGTCTTTTCTGCAAGAAATTCAAGCAGACATTGATCGTCTGTACGAAGAGTTTACTTCTTTCGTGTCAATTCATACAGGATTAGACACTGCCACTATTAAGAGTTTTGAAGCAGGAACATTCGATGGCAAGACTGCTGTTGAAAAAGGTCTTGTGAACAGAGTTATGACTAACAAAGAATTTGCTGCTTATGTTGAGGCAATTCATAAAGGATCAATTTAATGAAGAAGGATTTTCTGGCTAGTGTCTTTGGTGATCGTCTAGATGCAACAAAAAGCGAAGCCTACACATCTCTTCAAGTCGAATTTGACCAGTTCAAGACCGAGGCTGCTATTGCTACTGGTGTTTTGACTGAGCAACTTGAAGAACAAGTAAAAAAGAATACTGAACTTACTGCAAAGATTCAAGAGTTGTCTGCATTTGCAGAAGCTGCTGAAGCAGAGAAAGTTCGTCTTGCTGAAGAAGCCAAGCAAAAACTGGCTAGTGACCGCAAGGAAAAGATTGTTGCCGCTGTTGGAACCGAAAAGGCTGATGCCTTGGTTGCTGCAACGGAGGGAATGGATGAAGCGGCTTTTAATGCTGTGATGTCCGCTGTAACTGTGGCTGGCGAGAAAGAATCGAAGTCGGCCATGTTTAATGAAGTTGGTGCCTCCGCTGATGTCGAAGCCGACAAGGTGAATAACGAGAGTGCCGAAATGCGGATCATCCGCGAAAAGAATGAACGCCAAAAGCGTCTCCAAGGTTAAAGGAAAATAAATGTCTGTTATTGCTACGGATTCAACACGCTTTAGTGGCGTTGTTAAGTATGAATTTGAGCCTGCTCTAGCCCTCTGCCGTGAAGTTGTGACAGTGAATGATGCTGCTGCAACTCTGCGTACTGGTGCTGTTCTAGGCCGTTACGTTGTTTCACCTACTGGCACTGCTACCGCTGTTTCTGGCAACACAGGCAACGGTACTATGGGTACTGTGACTGTGACTTCCAATAAGAATCTGAAACTTGGTACATATCAAGTTCACATCGTTAAGGCTGCTGCCAATGCCGGTGATTTCGTCCTGAAAGACCCCAGCGGTACTGTTGTCGGTAATGGCACTGTCGCTGTTGCTTTCAACCAAGCAGGTCTCGCTTTTACCCTCGCAGACGGTTCAACTGACTTCGTTGTCAATGACCGTTTCAACATCGTTGTTGCAGGTACTGAAAAGTATAAGTTGGTTGAAGCCACTGCCACTGACGGTACTGAACAGGCTAAGGCAATTTTGATTGCTGATGTTCTCGGCCTGTCGCGTGACATCACCCTCGCCGCTAACACTGATACCACAGTTCTGGTTCTAGCACGCGGCCCAGCAATCGTTGCTCGTGGTGCTCTGCAAGTTGGTGCGTCAGTTGATACAACTCCTGAACTCGCACAAGTTTATGCCGATCTTAAGACACTTGGCATTTTTGCTGAAGTAACGGTCTAAACAATAAGGAATAAATAGAATGATTATCCGTTCATTTGCAAACGGCTTTGAAGTGGCCGATTGGACACAAGAAATCGTCACCATCCCTAATAGTTGGGGAACTATCGGTCAACTGGGTCTTTTTGACGTTGAACCCGTCGCCGAGCACACTGTGTACTTTGAAGAAATTAACCACAACGGTGGTATGATTCTTGACCGTGTACGTGGCGAACGTGCTCAAGTAAGCAAGGACAGTGACCGCAAGATTCACACTTTCGCTATTCCTCATTTCCCTATTAGCGATGCTATTAGTCCTCAAGACCTTCAAGGTAAGCGTGCTTACGGCAATCCTAATGCTGTCGAGACAATGGCTGCTGTTCGCACTCGTAAAATGGAAGCCCTTCGTCGGCGTCACGCCATGCTACTTGAAGTAGCTCGTGCGCAGTTGATTACCGCTGGCACTGTATACGCTCCTAACGGCACTGTGTCACAAAACTGGTACACCGAGTTTGGTATCACCCGTAAGGTTGTAGACTTTGTTCTAGGTACTGGTACTACTGAAGTCATTGCTAAGATTGAAGAAGGCATTGCTCACATTCAAGATAATGCCCTTGGCGAATCTGTTAGTGGTACTCTGACCCTGTGTTCGCCTGAGTGGTTTGCAAAGTTGATTGCACATGCTTCAGTCAAGACTGCATACCAGTATTACAGCAGCACACAAGAACCTCTCCGTAACCGTCTTGCTAGTGGTTTTGGTGTTCAACGTCGTTTCGAGTATGGTGGTACAACCTTCATCGAAATGCGGGACACAGACTATGCTGGTAACCGCATGATCCCCGCTGGTGATGCTTATATGGTGCCTACTGGTACTACAGGCGTTTTCAAGACTCACTTCTCTCCTGCTAACCGTTTTGACCTTGTCAACACTCTTGGTGAAGAAGTGTATATGTTTGAGACTGCTGACATCAAGGGTACGCAGATTGACATTGACACTGAATCAAACTTTGTCAATGCTCTTTACCGTCCTGCCCTAGTTGTTCGCTTCCACTCAAGCAACTAAAACAATAGCCCAGTGGGCGATGTTAAAGCCCTCCCCGAAAGGCGGGGGCTTTTTCTATTTCTAAGATTGGATTCTATATGCCTGTTCCAGACCCGTCAACACCTATTGGCAAAGTACGTTACCGAATTGGGGATATCGGCCAGATTCCTATCCTAGATGACGCAGTTATTCAGGGTGCTCTGGATGATGCCAACGGCAATATTCCAAGGGCCAGTTCACAGAGTGCTCAGTATATTCTTGCCACTCTTTCATTCAAGACGCATAGGAAGTTGCAAGGACTTGAGACCTGGGGGGATCAACAATTTGCAAACTATCTTAAATTTTTGAATGCCACAATTCTTAACCCGAATCTAATGTCAGTTGCTCCAATCCCTTACGACAACACAGGCGAAGAAAATCCTCTAATGAAATTCGTAGAAGATTGGAACAAGGCTTACAGTTGTGGTTGTATAGGGTTTGTGACATGAACGAGGACTTCCATCAAGTTGTTTTGGAATTCATGGAAGAATATCCGATGACTGTGGAGTATGTTCAACAGTCAGACTCTTCCTACGATCCCAGTACAGGTGACGTCAACTTCACTGCCACGGTGCTAGAGTTACGTGGCATTGTACTTGATCTAACACTTCAAAGCAATGGCCTCGGGCTACGACCAGGAACATTGATTGAGGCGGGAGATAGACAATTGTTTGTTTACCCTCCCAACAAAAATGACCCAGACGCTGACCCATTAGTTGTTGATATTGCCAACGATAGAGTACGAATTGAAGGGATCGAATATAAGATCGTGACTTTCAAGGAATACAACCCGACAGGCAACGATACGATTGTTTTTGACTTCTACATTCGCAGATAACATTGACAAAATGAGGAGTTGAATGTATAATGGCAACTAAGAATATCAGTTTCAGCCAATCATTGAATGCAAATATTCACAAGACAATGCTCAAGGTAAACGAAGAAGTTTACAAGATAGCCAGAGAATTGTTTTTGAAGATTGTGTCTCTAACTCCATCTCCTTCTTTCCCCGGACCATATGCAAAAGGTGTTTTAGCCAACAACTGGTTTCCGGTAAACGGTTCTGCGTTCTCTCTTGAAAAGACAGACGAAAAGAGCAGAGTTGGCGCTGGATCAATTAGACGTATCAGTATGCTTAGAGGTTTCAACTTCATGAAGAAGGATGGAACTGTCACTTTAAGCAATAACATTGAGTATGCATATCTTGCCGAGGTAAAGGGCTGGGAAAAACCTAAGTGGTCAGGAAACATTGGCCCCTACAGAATGGTAGCCCTGTCGCTACAAGCAATTGCAGCGAGGTATAAATGAGCAATTTAGTAGTGGCTTCGTACTTTGAAACGAGGCTCAATACTTGGGCAGCCGCCCAATCTCCTGTGATTCCAGTGGCCTGGGAAGGCCAAGGATTTGCAAAACCTGCAAGTGACCTATGGCTTGAGCCTTTTCTAATCCCTAACGAAACAATGAACTATGAGGTCTCAGGAGTGAGAAAAACTCATCTAGGGCTGTTTCATGTTAACTGTTGGGGAAAGACAGGCGAAGGAATGGGTAAAGTCAGGCGGCTTGCTCAGTCAGTTGTAGACCTATTTCCGTTAGTGCCCAAGGTTGGGCTAGTTTCAATTGAATCAACACCTACTGCATCACGTCCTATCGAGAGCGATCCTAGCGGATGGGTAGGTATTCCAGTTCTTATCAAATATCGCTATGAAGCGACATAAGGAAATTTAAATGGCAACTATTGCCCAGACAGTTGTGTCCACAGCGACATCGGCTGCAAACGTTACACGCACTTCAATGACTTCTTCAGATACCCTGACATTTGTCAAAGGTGGCAAGCAGAAGTTAATTCTCTTCAACACGACAGCATCGCCCGTAGTAATCACTATTGATGGCTCTGCTGGCACTACAGTAAGCCTCCCTGCTAATCTCGGCCTCGCCGGCTCTGTTAGCGTTTCAGCAGGCGCTACTGTCACTGTCCCTGCAAGCGGGACAACAATCGTTAATCTTGATGACTATGCAGCATACCTCCAAGGTACTGTAGCCATCACTGGTGGCACTGGTGTGACAGCACATCTGATTGCCTAATCTTTTAAGGAAATAAAATGGCTGTTCAAACCTCGGCAGGTAGTACCCTGTCAATCTCTTCTGCTCTCCCTGCCACATATGACGAAGCAGGTTTCGAGGCTCTAACCTACACTGAAGTTGGTGAAATCACTGACCTTGGTGAGTTTGGCAAGGAATTCAATCTTGTGACTCACGTTGCTCTTGGTAACCGCAAGACTCGTAAGTTCAAGGGCTCGTATAACAATGGTAGCCTCCCATTGCAACTTGGTCGCGATACTTCCGACGCAGGACAAGCTGCGATGAATCTAGCACAACATAGTGACAATGACTACTCATTCCGTGTAGTTCTGCAAGACGGCGCTTCATCTTATTTTGTCGGCAAGGTAATGAGTTTCCGTACAGTTGTCGGCTCTGTTGACCAGGTTACAGGAGCGACCAGCACTATCGAAATTTCGGACGACGTAGTAGAAGTTGCTGCTTAACACGTGAATAATAGCCTGCCAATTTGGCAGGCTATTTCTTTCTGTAGAGATACAAAGATATCTCACTGAATAACATAAAAACAATATTTACATACTAAACACAAAGGAACAAACATGCTTAATCTAGATACCCTGGCCCTAGCCTATGACCATGAACTCCATCTTCGTCATCCTGTGACCGAAGAACTTCTTTACGATGGTGATGACAAGAATGAAGCGAGCAAGGTCAGCATTCACATTCTCGGTTCCAGTTCAAAGGAATACCGTGATGCTATTAGTGCTCTACAGACCCGTCAACTAAAGCGTGGTAAGAAGCAAGCTAGCCCTGAACTGCTTCGTGAAGAAGCCACGAAGATTCTGGTTGCTTGTAGCGTCAGCACCAAGAATCTTGCCTACAAGGGCGAACCTGTTCAGCGTGCTTCTCAGTTCGAAGAAATGTATTCTGACCCACGCTTCTCGTGGCTGCGTGAACAAGTGGATGCAGCCCTAGGAGATGTTGCTAATTTTTTGACCCAGTAAGGGACAGACTAAAGATATACGTCAGGAAATTGGCATGGCTTCATGCCATTCCTGAAGGTAAAAAACTATCGCGATTGAAGTCAATTTCAAATGCCTATGAGGAAGATGAAAGACTCTTGTTTCCTGACCTAGAAGAAGCGGCCTACTTGATAAGCATGTTGCATGAAGTAGGAATCACTTCCTCTAACGGAATGAGTGTGTTGCCTGTTAGTTGGCAAGAAATTGATGCTTGGGCGAGAGTAACACAATCCTCATCAACTCTTTGGGAAAGGATGTTGATGAAAGAACTTAGTGAAGCCTATGTAGCAGAGTTACATCAGGCTACAGCAATAGATAGGCCCGATCCTTACGTGCCTGAAATGCCAAAGGAAGTTGATAGAGAGGCTGTAGTCAGTAAACTACATAACTTCTTCCGTTCAATGAAAAAGAAATCTCCAGAAGAGGAATAAATGGACGTATCCACATTACAGGTACGGGTTGTCAGCGATGGTATTGCTGAGACAAGTAGAAAACTCAGTGGCCTAGGAACAACCGCTGCTAATACCGAAAAGAAAGTAGACAGCCTTACTCAGAGAATTCAACAACTCATTGGGGCTAACTCTAAACTAAGTTCATCGTCACAATCTGCTTCAGCCGCTGCCCAATCACAGGCAGCGGCTTTTGTCAATCTGCAAACCATTACTGCACAAATTGCATTGCAGTTGATGACGATGACTACAGCGATCACTCAATTGAATGCAGGGCTTAATACGTTGTCTGGTATTTCTGTAAGAACAGGCGATGCCTTTAGACATAAGTCAAAGTGGGGTAATGTTTTCACAAACACCCTTAAGGCAATGGCAACTGCTGCCTCTACTTACGCAGGCATTAACTTAGTCAAGAGTATTGTAGAGTCTGCTGATGCTTGGCAAAACATGAGTGCCAAGTTAGAGGTTGTTTCAAAGAGCCAGAACAACGCTGGTAGAGCAATGGAAGACATCTTTGAGGTTGCTCAAAGAGTACGCACACCTTTGGAGTCTGTAACACAGTTGTGGACTCGTATGGCTGCTCCTATGCAACGTATGGGGCGTACTGGGGAAGATACAACAAGAGTCGTTCAATCGGTTGCCACAGCCTTGCAATTATCCGGGGCAACTGCCGCTGAAGCATCTTCTGCAATGCTTCAACTGTCTCAGTCATTCAATGCCGGCAGATTAAACGGTGCTGAATTTAATTCCATTGCAGAGGCTGCTCCTCTTATTCTAGAGGCAATTGCTTCGAAGATGGGTAAGACTCGTGAAGAACTGAAGAAGTTAGGCTCTGAAGGCAAGATCACCGGTAAAGTGATGGCTGATGCCTTGATTGAAGCAGGGGACAAGTGGGACAAATTGTTTGATAAACTTCCTGTAACTGTAGGTGGATCAATTACTTTGCTCAAGAACCGCTGGTTAAAAGAAATCGGTGAG